GCAAGCCCTCGATTATGTCCGCATTGTCCTTGTACACGCGCATACGCGCATCGTTGGCTACGGCCTGAACGCTCGTTCGGATCGTTGCTTCGGCCCCGCGTCGAGTGCCCTTCCGCAGGTCGAAGTATGGATTGCCGTCCTCGTCCAGCCCCCCGGTCAGCCGCTTCATAAGCTGGTCAAGCGTCTCGCCGCGCGTCCACCCCTGCCGTATCTGGTCTTTGAAGTTGTTCAGGAGCTTTTCAGACTGCCTCGACCACCACTCCGAGGACGGCGCCCCCTCGATCAAGGCTTCCGAAGCAATCGCGGCCAATTGCTCCGCCGTGGCGGGCGTCATCGTCACGAGTTTGACCCCTATGATTTTGTTCAGGGCGTTGACCGTCCATTCCCCCTCAAACTCCGCCAGGGATTTCAGCCCGGCCTCAGCCCTAGGTATGATTTCCTCGTATCCGGAAAGGATTGTTGCCCGGGCCTGTTTAAAGAGCAGCTCCAAGCGCCGGCGCTGATAGGCGGTGCGTCCCTCGGTAATATCGCTGTTCATGAGGTCGTTCCTGAGGGTGCCAAATAGACGATCCAATAGCCGAAAAATGGCCCGCCGCTCCGATTCGGAGTAGCGGGCCAGTGAAACAGCGTGCGCTCTGATCTCGTCCGCTATCCGCTCATTGACCGACCTCATAGCCCGGCCCTTCCATCGCTAAAAGCTCCTGTTCCCCCTCCACGTCGAAGTCGTCCGGAAGGAAGTCCCGGCGCTTGAGTTCGGAAAGCAGCGTCCTCGACGTGATCTCCCCTGCGGATCGGAGCGCAATCAACGCCTGCGCTTCCGTCGCCGCATCCCTCGGAAGGACGAATTGTCCGCGAAGCTCGATTGAACCGCCGTCTGGCAATCCCACCCATTCCGCCATGAGCATCAAGGCGTTTTCGAGGCTGTCTTTGAGCGCGAAGGCCATTCGCTGGAGGTCGCTCGTTGATTCCGCGTACTTCACCTGTGTTTCCGTCGCTGTAACATCTCCGTTCGCACGCGGCATGAGGGATTGTATTCCCTCTGTCGCCATGTCCGCCTTCAGGTCTTCGAGCTTCTGACGTCCCGTGTTGATCGCCGTTCCGGAGTGCTCGACGTAGTAGAACTTGCCTTGTGGATCGCCCGTTGCAAGAACGATATTCGGTCCCACCTTAATCGTCGGGTCGCGGTCCTGATCGTATCCGCTCGCCGCCAGGATTGGGAAGCAAGCTACCTGAAGCGCATTGGAAAGGTCGCTGTCGATCTGGTAGTGCTGTACGTTCTTGTACGCCAAATCCAACAGCGGCGGCGATCCGTGCCACGTTCCCATTTTCAGCCCGTAGACCGGAATTAGCGGTACTCTGCCGATGCTCATTGTTCCCTCTTCGACAATGGCATATTCGCCGTCCTTCGTCTCCTGATAGAGCGCGTACCCTCCGGGATAGAGCACCCGAACGCGCTTGACGATCTTCTCCCCGAAGTCCCCGTCGGCCTCGATGCTGTTCTCCAAGAGCCGCGCCATTTGAATCTCTCGCGCCTGACCAGCCGTTCGCACTCCGAGTATTGTTTCAACCGGGATCATCGCCATGTACGGCCGTGCCCCGGAAGCGCGTTCCTCCGCCAGCGAGACGCCTTGAACCTGCTTCGGGAAGTCAACGAGTATCCCAGTCAGACCGACTCCGAGCGCTTCCCGGAAGACTTCCGCGGCGAAGGCGTTGAAGTGCGTGCCTTGGAGGTCTATGTCCTCGCACCATTCGACAAGCTGCGGCGGCACGTCGTCCTGTAGAGCCAGCGGCTTCGAGAATGCCTTGCCGACAAGATGCCGTATCGTCTGCGCGTAGTAGTTGGTGAGAACGGCCCGTTGGAGGCGTATTTTGTAATCCGGGAGCGGCTCCGCCGGATAGCGCGGCAAAAACGTTTCCCCCGCCGCTCGCATGGTTTTTGTCCCGCCCAAAAGGGCGCGGCAGAGCGGCCAATCCTCGCGCATCGCGTTGTGCGCAAGGCTCGTTTGCATTACTTCATTCACTGCATCACCTCCCCTGAGAAAGAATTAATGGACATGGGGCGTCGCGGATTGCGGACAAGTT